AGATTGATTTGTGGTAACAGTTACTGTACCCAATGATATTGGGTCATTTGAAGATGATCTTAAATTTCCTTGAAAAGAAAAATTGGAGCATCCATTCCCATCTTTTCCATTAGTTACAATATAGTTAACTGTTACAACTGCATTATTCTCCAATTTTCTACCAAATCTTCCATCCCCGAAGAGAAGTTCATATTTTTCGTCTTGAACTTCCTGTATTAGATAGATTTCGGATGTTGAATTGATATTTAAAATATTTTCAACCAATGAATATTCTATTCCAAGCCCACTATCATTGATACCTTTAACATAAACAGAAATTGTAGAAGTATCAATATTTGGATTATCTAAAACAAATCTCTGATCCAAAGATCCATCGACAACAAATTGTTTTGTTAAAAATGTTCCTTGATAAACTGTGATACTATTAAAACCTACAGTTCCATTAACTACTGGTCGAGTAATATTCTCGGGTACTGAAAATGTATATGAGGTATTATCTGCATTTCCTACACACACTAAACCCGCTTGTAATGTGAGTGTTGGTGTTTCTGATTGAGTTGATCCACTAAATGATATAATTGCCTTAGATGAGGTTCTGGAGCGTGGTACATAACCAATATTTCTTGCAAGCGATACTACATTCTCTCTCAAAGTTGCAGAATCCAAGAAGGATTCATTCACAATCATATTTGAGTTGAATGCGGTAATATAAGTATTATATGCTAACGTATCTAATAGTACTGAAAAATTGGACCCTTCGAAGTCAAAATCCGTGAATGTAGAGTTAGCACGGAGATAATCCTTGATGGATGTCTTAATTTGATCAAAATCTAGATTTGTAAATTTAGTAAAAGGCATTTTATCTTGTTGCCTCTAATAAGAATGTGAATTGCTGAGTCGGAACTTCTTGACCAATAATATCAAATACGACAGTAACTTCAAATGAATTATCATCAGGTCTAGGATCTACATTTACTTTGACATTATTCACTCTTGGTTCATAATTTTGAATTGTGGTTTCAATTTGATTCTGCACAATAGATGCAGTACCATAATCTACAAATTCAAACAAACTTGAGCGAATATCAGATCCAAGAAGAGAGTTAAAAAATCTTTCTGTTGGAATTGTTTCTACCAGATTTCGAATTGATCTGGTAATCGCTCTTTCATTTTTAAGTATTGGTAGATCCTTTGTCACCGGATGAGGTACAAAGGATAAACTTATATCTTTAAACGATCTAGATATCCTTTGTACTGCCATTCGTAAATAAATTTCTATCTTTTATTTATGTCTATTTCCAGGAAGAACCATAATTTGGTTCTGTCCCATACTCCCAATCATCATAATCTTCATCATTGCGAATTTTTTCATGCAATTCAACCTGTTTTGAAAAATCGTGCTTTGGTGCAAGATCGTGCATGATTTCCTGAATTACTCTTTTCTGTGGTTGATACGCATAATCCGTGACCAGCTGGGTGGTTCCCCACATGTTTTTCATGTAATTTAAATCTCTATCTACTGGTAAATTAGACATTTTAGCTCCTGTTTTTTGTAAAAACAGAACTTTTTTTGGAAGGAGGTTGCTATCTCCCCAATTCTATTTAACGATTTACTTCTCGCAGAGAATAAGTAGTAGAATTCAAATATCTTAATAGTTCTAGTGCAATTAACTTTGGATTTCCTTCACCACATGTATAAACATCTATTGCCAGACAACCTTCTTCTGGCCATGTATGGCACGACACATGACTTTCGGAGAGTGCAATTACAATCGTACATCCTTGTGGTATGAAATCGTGCCGAAAAACATTGAGTACAGTCATTCCGCCACGCACAATACCTTTTAGCATTACCTTTTCGAGGGCAATTCCATTATTAATGAGATCGTGATTAACATCGTACACCTCCAATAAAAGGTGTCTGCCCATTGAAAATCTTTCCAATTTGGTAATGGCAAATAACTGAATATTTATTGTATAAAAAAGCGGACCTTTGCCCGCTTTGATTATATTCTATGTTCCTTGACCTCTATACTTTTTCTTTGATCCATTACGAGAAGTAGCGGCATACTTTGTATGAGCACCGGATCCTTGACGAGTCTTTTTGGGCTTTGATTCAATAATGTTACCAGACGATGATGGACGCTTAGCCATTTTCAATTACCTCAGTTTCAATTTCATTTGGATTTGGAGAACCTGACTGATAAAAATCAATTGCCAGATCCTCCATAGTATTGAAGTACTCTTCCTCTGTAAGATTTGTGTAAATTTTACGTCCATTACAAAGGATATTATACTTCGTGGTCATCAGATCACCCGAGTCTTTTCGTGTCCAACACGAATGCGAGGATCACACCAGATCTCAAATCCGGCTGCGATTGCATCGAGACAGAATGAAACATCTTCTCCACACATATCTTGAACCTCTCCAGATTCAAAAACTTGCATCTTTGGTGCAAACCAAGGATACTTGATGCCATCATCTTCAAATACACCGTGCTTAATAAGCAACCAACCAAAACCAGTATAATCTACTGTAAATGGCTTACGACGCTTCGAGATACTTTCAAGAGTTTCGTGATTCATGACTCCACCATTATTGCGGAAGTCATCTTCTTCTAACCAATGCGCTACTGATGTAGTTTGCCCATCTTCTGTACAATACCACCCGGCGGCGATATCTTTGTCCATGAGAATCAACTGCCAGAACTTCTCAGTATTGAAGACAATATCCGAGTCGATCCAAAGTTGCCAATCATAATTCAGTTTTCCATCCCAGGGAATCTGATCTGGTCCTCTGAGTACATTTGCCCCAAGACATTTGCACCGGGCAAAGTTTACCATTGATGAATAATCTTGAGAGATTTGAATACTTGCTCCCGCCTGTACAAGATCAAAACAGAGTTGTACAAAACTCTTCAAGTAAGTATAAGAAACTCCACGACCCGGAAGACAAAATACAATTGATTTGCCCTTAACCATCTCCTTGGCAAGATTATAATCCCACTCTTCTACACTATTTCCGGCAACTGGTGCCTTTGCTTTTACTGTAAATCCTTTTGCCATAATTTCAAGTGATTACTAAAGTATCATACCTCATTATATAGGAGTTGTCAATCTGCACGTTCAGTGAGGATTACCTCATCTCCCTCAATCTTAAAACTAATTTCAGTGTCTTCGTACCATGAGAGTTCATTGGCAATACTCTCTGGAATGATCACATAATAGTCTCCACTGATTGGATCGACCTGTACGGACTCAAAAATTTCCCCGGAATTTTTTCTCATTTCTGCTAAATCTTTTTTCGTTTTTATATAGTATTTTGAATTTTTTGTATGCGGGGTTTTGAAGAATTTTTGTGGGGGGCGGAATTTTTTATAGAGAGTGATATATAGAGGTCGATCTGGGTCGTTTATAGATTAGAAGGGACCCATGGGCTTAAACGCCCCCCCGCCCCGGAACCATAAGGACTGCAAATCACGAACGAATAGACCCATAAGGACTGCTGATACGAACGAATAGGGGCACTAAGTATACCTTACTGCCCCCACGAACGAATAGCAAACTAGGCGAAAGATGCAGGACTTCCGCAACTCTGATAGAACGCAATCATACGCTCTGCTTCACATTTTGTGGCGAACGATTGCAGGCGCCAACCTCCACCGTAGGGAGCAAAGTAGCGGATAGTGAACATTAGTTTAGGTGCAATGGTTTGTGAGAATGAAGAGGGGGAATCGCTTCCCCCTTAAATGTTAATTAACGGAGATCACTTCCAGCAGTCCCCTATCTGCCGCCTCCCGCAGAGTGATTCTTCCCCAAACCGGGGGAAGAATGCTGGCACTGTAACGGTTGATCCAAACCAGTGCCGAACGTTGGGATGCAAAGATCTTAACTCCCCCGTCATTAGGGGCGGTTTGCAAGTAGTCTCCGCTCCCCCAACGCTGACGGGAGCGGATAAAATCATCACTGCCAGCGATGCGGATGGCGGTGGCGGTGGCGGTTTTCATGATCGGGTCCGGGTTGGTTGGGGACTTGATAATTGTATCACGGATTGGGGCGGCATCGCCGCCCCTCAAATCTTAAGGTTCCATTATGACCTGGAAGAACGCTCCGACGCCGAGGTTGGCGTCCGCCCATGCTTCCGCCGCTTCCTCAAGCGTAGCGTAAAAGTCATCAGCGAGAGCGGCGGCATCTACGACCAGATCGACCTTACGGAACCCGTTGGGGATCCAGTGGCGGGCATCGCCCGGCAGAAAATACTCGATCCCGGTTTCAACGGTTTCCATGATCGGGGCGGCGGTGGCGGTGTTCATCGGTGGCGGCGGCGGTTGACCTATTCAGTATAGGCGCTCGGGATCCCCTTGTGTGGGTTGAAACCTTAAGAAAAGCGGAATCTATGATAAGGAATCCTGATGGTCCAAGGGGTTGACTTAGGGACGGGTCGCCGTGCTAGAGTGAAGGTAGACCTTATTTTAGGTGGGGATAAAGTATAAAAAAAGGGAGGCGGATTGCCTCCCTTAAATATACTTTCAGATCAAACTTCGATTGTTTCAAGATCACCGTGCTTTAATGCACGATGTAACATTGAACCCCAACTTGTTGCTGCTCGGGCATCATCGTCATTCAAAAGTTCATGCCAGCGACGTGCTGCCCCGGAGGAAAGATCGTCCTGAAAAATATAGCGGTAGACCTTGTTTGTGTTGCTGTTGAAAATAACCAACAGGTGGGGCATGTCGTCATTATCAACAACAATACCCAACCGGGCAATGGCGCTGCTGTTGACCGCTACGGTCAGGTATTGCGCCGCTTCGGCGGTGGGGACGCTGTAGGTGGTTGCGGTTGTCATCTGTCTGGTGTGGTTGACTCCCTAATCCTACAGCACCGGGAACCGGTGCTGTGGGTTGAAACCTTAAGAAAAGCGGAATCTATGATCAGCAATGCTAATGGTCCAAGGGGTTGACAAGGGGTCCGGGTCCCGTGCTAGATTAGAGGTAGACCCTATTTTAGGTGAGGATAAAGTATAAAAAAAGGGAGGCGGATTGCCTCCCTTAAATATACCTTACACTACAGCGGGTTTCTTACTGTAACCGCTGAACTGTTGCTTAGAACGACGGAGACGGATTGCCTTGCCCCATTCTGAACCTTTAGGTTGGGTGTTGTGAACAAGCAACCCGAAAGGATTAGGGGTGAAACAATGAGAATCATCATGGTCAATCTCCAGACCTTCAGCATTAGCATCTTCCTCAGTCTTAAAGACTTTAGCATAACGCTTAAACAATCCCTCATCAATCATATGATCGAAGAGTCCACCATATGAAGCGGTAAGATAGAAGTTCTCTGGCAGATTATCTAAACCAAACTCTTGGAAGATATGCAGACTTTTAGAATAGCAATAGAACTTCAATCCTGGATTAGACTTTGCAACTTTAACCCACGCTTGAAGATAGAGCGGATTGAAAAAATCTCCGCTCTCATGTATGCGAACCAGTTTGGTATTGCGAGTGCGAAAGTGTTGAATAGCGACGCTAATCTGATCTGCAGTATAGTCTACACCTTGCTGCAGATAGTTCACAATAGTCTGCAAATTCTCTGCGCGACTATTAAATGCGCCATCGTATTGCACCTCGCCACTAGCAGCGAAGCAACGAAACTCAGTCCTAGGACCATCTTGGATGGTACGCTTGCCATTGTTGAAGACTGCCCAAGATTTGCACTTATCAGCACCGGGACAAGTCTTCCCAGCGGGAAGATTGAAGATCAGGGTTTGCTTGCCTAGTTTGGCGTTACCCTTGGTGAAGTTCAGCACGGTCGGTCAGTGGTGATTGACTCCCTTAGAATAGCATGGAAGGGGGGGAAGGGAACCCCCCCACTGATTAGAATAACTTATCAGTATATCAAGATGCCCATTTGATGCCGCGAATATCAAGGAACGCTACCAACTTTGCAGCATATTCTCCACAATGAGGGCAGCGAATCTCATGGCGAACAATAGCGCGATCATGATACTTAGGGCAGGAAGTAGTATATCGTTTGGTCTTCAAGCGATAGATTGCTGCCAGAGTCTTAAGCATTTCCTCAGTCTTAAGATCTTTGCCACGATACTTGAAATAAACAGAATTGAAGCGGCGGAAGTCATTTTCCCGGCGGCACTTATCCAGTTCAGATACAATCCAACGGGACTCATTAATGTCGCCCAGAATCTCATTCAAGCAAACCTCAAATGCAGCATTAACTGTTTCAATTAGAGCAACACTGCGCTCCACCTCTTTCATTCGATCACTCATTCGCTGCTTTTGAATAGCAGCAACCTGATCGTCAAATTTAAGAGTCTTAGACTCTACATGCTGTTGCAAAGTAACAAACAGAGCGTTAATTTGGTCAGCAGTGAGGGAAGAAAGATCGAAGGTCATTTGTCTGGTGTGGTGGGCGGCGTCAGTGGTGCGCCGGTGAACAAATGATGCCACGCCAGAACCGACCAGATCCAGCGACCTTGTGCCACCTTTAGGACTGGCACAGCAATGTGGTTTTAGGGTCTGGTGTGCTGTATCCTAAGGGGACAACCAGCACCAACGGGGGAAGGGTATCCCTACTGAACAATCCATCGCCACTCCCCCTGCCATAAAATAATTATA